TTCACTGGCAGCTTCAATCCGACCTTTCTTTCTGTCGCCACGGTGACACTGACACTCCCCTCGACGAGCGGCACCCTGCTCCTGACGACTGGGACTATCGCTATAGCAACCAACCTCGCGGGCGGTGCCGCAGGGGTGATTCCCGTTTCCGATCAGGATGCCTGTGAGGCTGGTAGCTCCCGTCCCACCCTGCGCGACCGTCACCGTGTCATTGGTCGTCAGTATGGTGGTCGAGACATTCGGAAAGGTGTACGTCTTGGCTGTGGTCGCCGGTCCACTGACCTGGAAAAACTGACTGTTGGTGCCCCCATTGGTAGCCGAAAGAGGAATCGCATCGGCGGTAAACGCACTCGTTCCGTTCCCGATGAGAATGCCGGTCAGGGAAGTTGCTCCACTACCACCACGACTAACCGTAAGCGTGCCAGTCGTGTTGGCAATCGGAATCTGCCCTCCGCTGTTCGCAGCGGCATGGGCATGCTGCGCGTTGGTGAAGCCGGTGCTGGAAATGGTCGGCGTGGTGAGAGTGATTCCCGTGAGCGTCGAATCTAGGTTGACTGTAATCGTGCCAGCAGCATTTGACACCCCGATGTTCGTTCCGCCTGTGATGGTAGCCAGCACCGGATCTGCGCCGGTGCTACCGATGGGAAGCTGCCCGTTGGTCGCTTGAGCAAGGACGGTGACAGCACTGGTCCCGCTACCAAGCACAATCCCACCGTCGGTCAGTGTTGTTGCTCCTGTACCACCACGTCCGACGGCCAGCGTGCCCGTAGTATCAGAAATCGCAATCGTTCCTCCGCTGTTAGCCGCTGCATGGGCATGTTGTGCATTCGTAAAGCCGGTCGAGGAGATCGTCGGCGTGGTCAACGTCTTGTTAGTAAACGTCTCTGTGCCAGCTAAGGTCGCGAGCGTGCCCGTCACTGTCGGCAGGGTAATCGTCGCTGCACCACTGACGAGAGTGACCGCGATATTCCCGGTCAGCGTCTTGTTCGTCAGGATGTCAGTGCTTGCCCGAGCAACAAGCGTATCCGGGCCTGACGGAAGGGTCAGGGTGCCTGAATTCGAGATTTGTGAAATGACGGGTAAGGTCAGCGTCTTGTTGGTGAACGTCTCTGTTCCACCCAAGGTCGCGAGCGTCCCGTTTACGAGTGGCAACGTGAGCGTGATGCTCGCTCCCTGTGCCAAGACCGTATTGAAGGCTCCAGTGGTCGAGAAGTTGCCCGCAAGCGCGAGCGTTCCCGTCGTAAACGTCGGGGCGCCGGTTCCGCCAGAGAGAATCGCCTGCCCTGCTGTGCCGACTGCGCTGAACAAGGTCGTACTCGCCGCTGACTGATAGGGAATCACCCCTGCGGCACCGCCCGCGAGGTTGGTTGCTATAGCGATAGTCCCAGTCGTCAGGAGCAGGGTGCCGCTCGTCGAGGGGAGTGTCAGTGTCACCGTGGCGACAGAAAGAAAGGTCGGATTGAAGCTGCCAGTGAACTGCCAGTGAAGGCCACATTGCCAGCCAGGGCGAGTGTGCCGATGGTGACAGCCAGGCCGGTTCCGCTACTATTCACGACCACCGCTTTGTTCGCGTTCCCTGCCAGCACGACCAGTTTGTCAAATCCTGTCGTGATCCCATCCAGCTCCGCGCGCATGGGCGCAGACGCCCCTGGCGCACCTGTGGCCGGATAGGCTCCGTGGACGTAGTAAGGGTTCGCCATCGTTACCGCAATGCTCTCCGCGGCGTGTAGTGGAAAAAGAGCGAACTCAGCGTAAAGGCTTGAATGTAATCCTCCGTCGAGCTGATCGTGACTTCGATGTTCTCGGCGGTGCCCGTGATATCAACCTCCGTAGGGCTGAGGATCTTCCCGTCCCAGCTAAAATCATCCCAGGTAAAAGCGTCCCACAGGCTCGCCGCCGTCACATTGGCATCAACCGACTGCTCGATTTCAGGGCTTGCGTAGCCCAAGAAGTAGCCGAATTTGAACCTCGCGTAGAAACTCCCTTGGACCTCGACGCTCCCATGACGAAATCGCTTTCGCATGCGGGCGTTCCCCATCGTGTTCCAATTCAAGGTAATCAGGGCCTCGATATTTTCACCGTCAAACGAGGAGCCCACGTCGAGTTGATAGACATGCCCCGTCGAATTCGCACCTACAAAGTTGATCTCATCGCCATTCCCCTCTTCCGTATTGAGCGCGCAGAACATGATGTCAAAGAAAGTTTGCTGCATGGAGCCCAAGAGTTCCCCATTCACAATCGTCATGTAGAGCGCGCTGGCATCGGTAAAGAAGATCCGATACTGACTCTTCTCTCGATTGATCGAGGAATAGGCGACCTTGGATCGCTGGCTCACGATGAATGTCTTGATGGGCTCAGTGAGAGAGGCCTGGAGAAAATTGCCGAAATTCAGGGAGGTCTGGAGATTGACGATCCCGCGATCATCGAGCACGTAACTTTGATCCAATTCCTGATTGGTATAATCAATCCCACCCGTTTTCGTTCTGAATTGCGAAAAGTTGAAGTCAGAAAGACCCGTCCCGTACAGTACGCCCGTGTTGTTCCGTTGATAGATCGCCAGAGCTCCGACGGTTTCGGCTCCAGGCTGTTCCTGAAAGCCTGTCACGGTATCGCCAGTCGCAATCTCTCCAGCTTTATCCCCCGCAGCATGTCGGTACGGATCGCCTGGAGCAGAAAACAGTGCCGAACTCTGGGACGAATAAAACAGATGCGCCTTGAAGGCCGTAATGTGCTTTGGGCTATCGGTTGTTAGGCCTGTAGTGATCGGAACCAGGATGGTTCCGTCAAACTCGAACATCCGATTGACCGCATCGGCTCCATAGATACGAAGTGTGCCCAGTTGACCAGCAAAGTTCGCATTGATGAACTCGAATTTCCCGCCTGTCGAGAGACTGATAGCGGTTTCTGCGCCTGAGATGGTCACAGTAATGCCGCCCGTGATCGTGGCAGCACCGGCACTGAAGCTAGAAGGTGTCGGAGTCGTAATAATCAATCGCCCCGCCGCATCGCCTCCTGTGAATTTCCCCGTCGCCGTGGCAATCCTCTTGAGCGTCGCGGTGTTGCCTCCCTGCGTGACCGTCGCCCCCTCTGCCGGGATGCTCGGCGTGCCAGCGGTAAAACTGACCTCATCGAAGAAAATCACCTGCGTCCAACCAGAGCCAGAGGCTTTATAGACATCCAGCGCAGTCGCCCCGACGTTATCTCGGAAGGCGTAGACTTCAGAGACGCCTGCCACAATCAGGCTGGCAATCCCTCGAATCGGTCCTGACCCTGGAACGGCTACGATGTCACCACGGAACTCGTCGGCGGCAAAGTTGACGTACTGCGCGTTCTCCTTTGCAGTGAGAACCACTGTTACGGGCGTGGCTGTGCCGATGGTGATAGGCCCTGGCGTGGTGATGACATTGCTGTCGTCAAAGACCCCTGTAACCTTGGTCACAATGAAGTAGTTCGAGGCACCGACGACGACGATCACGACCCCCGTGGCTCCTGAGCCCGCCTGCGTGACAACATCGCCGAGAGCAGGCTCATTCACGAAGGTCACGACCTGAACGAGGGTATAAGTCGCGGCTGACGGCTTCGGTCGCCCGTCGAAGCGTTCGTAGCCAGGAATCCGCGTGTACCCACCCGTCGGAGCGCACTCGAAATTATTGACATCGCGGAGCCATCCTGCCGGGAGGGAAAGTCTTGGGGTAACTTGGTCCCACCCGCCTTTCAACTCTACCCAGTCATGCTTAACTGGAGGCATGGTCATCACAGCAGGCATTAGGCGAGGGCTCCACTGAACATCATATGCGGGATACGATCAGCCTCGAGCTGCTTCAAGACCTTCTTAAACTCGGTCTCCCCACCTTGATAGACTTCAGTGGCCGCTTCATAGCGCCCGTAATACATCATCGCCTTATAGACGATGGACATGAAGAACGGAGCCGGCATGGTAGGGATGTCGGTATCAGCCGCGAGGATCGTGGGAGCCGCATAGTAATCCCCAATCACCGTGTAGCCAGAGATAGGGAACGGCGCGAGCCCGATAGACTTTTCCGGTGTGATCGTCATGATGGTGGGTCTAGTCTCCACGTCCCGCAACGCCGAGTATTCAAAAGTATCTCGCCAGACTTCATAGTCCAGATAGCCCATGAAGATTTCCGAGGCGGTTCCCTGCGCCGTGTCGTGGTTGCGGAAGCTCTCCCTGATCCACCGCCCGAACGTGGCGACCGTGAGGCCGGTCTGCACAATCGTGTAGCGTGGCTGTCCTGTGACAGTCACAAACGATACGGAATTCCGCATCCATTCCCAGTCTTGGTGGAGGGTTTGGATGTAGTTCCAGGCAGTATTGACCCAGGCCACGATCCGTTGGTTTTCACCAGTCTGACTGACAACCGTGGTAGGACCAGTCCCGGAGATCCCCGCCTCCAGGCGTAGGCGCTTGCACAAATCGAGGAAATTAGCTGGCGCTTCGACGGACATGGCCTATGTAGGCATGCCCATGATCTGCGCTAACCACTCCCGCCCCATCGGATTTTTGTCCTCAATAATCGTGAACGGAAACCGCATGCTCGGAGACCGATACGTCACATTCTCAGGTCTATCCGTCTCCCTGCCGATCACTTCTGTACTGACGTTATCCGTCCGCGATCGTGCCAGCACTTCCACGTACTTCCGTTTGGTCGTGAAGATTTTGTTGACGGGAAAGTGTGTCGTCTGCATCCAGCGACCACCTATCAGAACATGCGCTTTTCCGTTGACTGTGCAGGGAGCCCACGGTGCCGCGAACTTCTCTGGGCCTCTCTCAATCCGAATTGTGATCGGTTCCTCAGAAAACGCCAGCGCCTCGGCCTGTTTTTTCTGTAACGGCTTATCCACTGGCAGGATGAGCTCAGGCTCTCTCTCCACTGGCTCGTCCAGATTGACCGGATCACGCAACGGAGGCTTTTCCCCCATGGGAAACTCATCTGAATGCGTTTCTTTCCTGAAAATATCGCTGCCGACAGCACTTGGCGCACCGATTGGCGGCTCCTCGACTGCCACACCACCCTGCTCCAGCGGTTCAGAGCCAGAAATCCGAGTGAATTTGCCGGTGCCAGCCTCACGTCGCCGCACTGGCTTGTTGGACTTAGCCATAACTCCTCCTTGAGTAAGAGGGGGGTCTACCGAAACATTATTGAACCCCCCTCTGCTTTGAACGCCACCGAGCCTTAGTCAATCTGTGGCCGAGTCGGAAGCTCGCCCACATCCACAATGACGTTCGTGTATCCCGTGGCGTCCCAGTTGGTCGTGCCAAAGGTATTCGACACCGCCGCCGTCGCCCCTGCCTTGAGAATCATGTAAGCAAAGACGATCTGATCGACCGCAACCGGCGGAAACTGCGGGGCCTTCACAAACGAGCCTTGTAGATCCAGGTCTTGAATCGCCCCCTGAGAGCAGACCACCGTGCCATCAGACTGCACACCCCACACGATCGCGCACCCTTTACCGGCCACTCCAGCCACGCTGTTCCCCCCAACCAGGATGGGAAACGCGACGCCGGTGATATGGTCAAGAGTCGGTGTGGCTCCGTTGGTGATGGCCGTTTTGGTCGCATGTTTGCCGTCAATCTGCCCCTCAATGGTCACGGTCGTATCGTGCAGCGTCTCTGCCCCCGTGGCTGTCAACAGTCCGGAAGTGAACGCTCCAGTTCGTCCGAGAAACTTGCTATAGTCACTCATGGCCTTCCCTCTCCTTTGTAAAGATCCCGTCTCAGGACAGGATCACGCTTGGATCAAACGGACCCGTTGGACTGACGAAGTTGGTCGTCGCCGTGTCCAGTGGGGTTGTATTCCCCGTAAACGTCGAGGAATGGGTGATGATCAGATACCCCACCAACGCTTTCCCAACGGGGAAAATGGGAAATTTGACATCTTTCAGCGTCGCGCCCTCTGTTCCAACCGCCAACGTCACCGTGGAAGCGTTGTCGATAAAGAAACAGTAGACATTGAAGCTGTTGGCCGTAATCGTACCCGTCAAGGCCGGCATATCCGTGCTCGCGGCAATCGTCACCGACTTGCCCTGCGCCACTCCCTGATAGGCCGTAACCCCAATCTTCGCCAACACGCCTCCGCCCGCCTTGATAAGCAACCCTGCCGAGGATGTCGGCTGGCTCGACATCCGATCAGCAATAGGATCGAAGATTTGCCGAAGCGCCTCCCGATCCAGTCCTGACCCTATCTGTTGCAGCCAGCGTCGTACCGTATCAAGCATAAGCAGTCTCCTTTGGTTGCGGAGTCGGGAATCGAACCCGAAAAGCCAAGCGTATGAGACTCAGCTAGGGACCACCCTCCCCCGCGCCGATTACGTCAAGGTCTTGATACCGACGTTGCCGACCGCCATCCACCCGTCGTTTTCCACCAACTCCGCCTTCCACCAAATCGTCCCCACATAGCCTCTCTGTCCATGCGGGTCTGATT